AACTAAGCATAATTACACTGACAAGGTTGACCAGACCTCTAGTGATGGTTCTCTAACGCCACCGACTACGATTAACCTGGTCGCCAAAGAGTTTGAGAATCTTTAATGTCTGAAATTGACTTAGAGTTGCCACCTAAACTTGTTCCAATATTCCAAGGTGAAGCAAGAATACGCGCAGCCTATGGTGGAAGGGGTGGAGCTAAGAGTAGAGCCTTTGCATTAATGACAGCAGTGTGGGGTTATAAGTTTGGCAAGAGTGGAAGGTCAGGCCAGATACTTTGTTTGCGTCAATACATGAACAGTTTAAGTGAGTCATCATTTGCAGAAATTAAAACTGCAATACAGGCCGTACCATTTTTAAACGATTACTATGACTGTGGTGACCATTACATTCGCAGTAAAGACGGGCGCATCAGTTATAGCTTTGCTGGTCTAACACGCAACATCGACAGTATTAAATCTAAGGCTCGTATTCTGTTAGCGTTTATTGATGAAGCGGAAACAGTCAGTGAAGAGGCGTACATGAAGCTATTACCCTCTATAAGGGAAGAAAATAGCGAGTGCTGGATTATTTGGAATCCGCAATCTAAAACATCAGCCACAAACATTCGCTTTCGTGAGAACAAACCAACCGATTGCAAGATCACCAAAATAGGATGGCAAGATAACCCTTGGTTTCCCGAAGTGCTTAACAAGCAGCGATTGGAAGATGTTGAGCAGCGTCCAGACACCGCAATGCACGTTTGGGAAGGAGACTATCTTGAATACCCAGAAGGTGCGTTTTGGATAAGAGAAATTAACAAGGCTCAATCAGATGGTCGTATTGGTAAGCTGCCAGTGGTTGCTTCACACCCTTGCATGACTTTTTGGGACATAGGCAGTAGTGACGGCTGTGCAGTTTGGGTAGTACAGCAAATTGGTAATTTAGAATATCGCTGTATACATTTTTACGAAGCATGGAATGAGCCATACAGTCACGCAATTAAATGGCTGCAAAGCCTTGATCTAGTTTTTGAAGATATGTACTTGCCTCACGATGCAGACCACAAACGGCAGGGTGAGCTAAAGAACAAAAGCCCAAAGGACATGCTCAAGCAATTAATGCCTGGTGCAAGCTGGCGCATTGTGCCGAGAATTCAAGAGTTACTCTGGGGCATACAGCAGACCAGTGATATGTTTCCTTATATTTGGATTGATGAAGAAAAGTGTGCAGCAGGGCTAGAACACCTTAAATCTTACAGGCGAAAATGGTCAAATAGTGAACAACGCTGGTCACACATACCAGATAAAAGCGAAGGTCACAGTGAAGCAGCCGATGCGCTTAGACAAATGGCACAAGCCTTTGCAGCAGGGGATTTAGGACGTTCTAAGAAAAAACACCGAGGAGCATTAAAACGGAATGTTAAAGGACTAGCATAATATGATATAATGCACTAACAATTTTGGAGGTGCATTATGATGAAAAGTAAGCCTAAGAAAAAGCCAACCAAGAAGCCTAAGAAAAAGCCAACTAGATCGGGTTATTAAAATGGCTAAAGGCGTTAAGCATTATCTAAAGAATGGCACTGAACACAAAGGTGCTACTCATAAGACCAATGGCGTGGCAATGACAGGGGCTAGGCACACTAGCACTAGCAAAGACCTGTTCCACAAGAAAGACCTGTCAGCAGCCGTTAAGAAGCGAATGGCTAAGTAATGGGTTTATTAAATGACTACATGGCCCAAGTTCAAGACTACAAAAAAGCTGGGTCTATTGGTACTGGGTTGCTTGCAGACAGGCCAGATTTAGAATTAGGGCCACAAGGATTGCTTAGTCAAATGCAATCGGCAGAGGCTAGATACATGGAGCGTGTAAACGACCCACTACCTTATTACCGACAGAACCCAGAAGCACAAGGTTTGCTTAATGTATCACCAGAATTAGACTTACTTGATTTAGCTACTGGTGGCGGCAAAGCCACTTTTATAGGTCAAATGGCTAAGACATTTAATAAGAAAGCATTAGCGTTAGCTAAAGATATGAGCAATAAAGGCGCAAGTCGTGATGATATTTGGAAAGCAACAGGCAATCTTGGTTCGCCAACATATAAAGACGTTGATGGTAAGTGGAAACAAGAGATTAGTGATGATGCTTATCAATACATCGAACCAGAATCATTAGCTAATTCAGTTAAAGGCATACCAGATAGTGCCACAGCAGAATTAAACATGATAAGAAACGCCTCTAATCGTGAGTTAGATCAGTTGGTTGAACTTACAGCATTTGATGGTACGCCTCAAGAATACCAAACAGAAGCAATTAGAAATATTTATAACGAAATGTACGACATAACAAAAGGCAAATTTCCATCTAGTGAAATAAACATTCACCCAGAGTTTAGCGCAGCATACCCAGATAGTGATTTATCCATTATTGAGTATAGAAATAGAGTTGGATTTAATGATGGTGTTCTTGGGCAGTTTGAGCCAGAAACAGGTAATGCGATATTAAAAACAAACAACCCTGCTGCTAAAAGCACTATGGCGCATGAAAGGCAGCATTACATACAAGAACAAGAAGGTTTTGCTAAAGGTGGAAGCCCAACTGGGCCGTTCCAAGAAGGTCAATTACGTCAATTAATGTCAAATATGGTTAAGCGTTTAAAAAATAACCCTGCAAATAAAAATGTTTCTAAAGATGCCATTAATGAACATGCTTTTAGATTGATTAATAGTGCAGATGAAAGAATTAAGGCATACAAGAATTTAGCAGGCGAAGCAGAAGCTCGTAATGTTCAAAAGCGGCTTGATATGACAATGGCAGATCGAATTAATAGCCCACCTTGGAAAACCCGTGATGTGTTAGAAGAAGATTTAACTGTTGGCGGTTTTTTAAACCTTAAAGATTTAGGACTTTATTAATGGCTATTTCAACTTACGCAGAACTTAAAACCTCAATCGCAGACTTTCTAAATCGTGATGATTTAACATCATCTATTGATACGTTTATTGATCTTGCTGAATCTAATCTAAATCGTGATGTGCGTCATTGGCGTATGCAGATTCGTTCAACCCTTACTATCTCAAGCCAATACACCACACTGCCGACAGATTGGTTAGAAGCTGGTCGTATTAGCTTGCAGGCTAATGGCACAAGTGAAGTTAAATTAACCTCTTCTGCGGCTCTTGGCATATTACGCGCCACAAACAATAATGCCACAGGCATACCAGCCAATTACGCAATCAATGGCAATAGTTTAGAAGTTCAGCCTAGCCCCGATGGGCCTTATGTCGCTGATATTTTATACACTGGCAGAACACCAGGGCTAAGTGCGTCTAACACCACAAACTGGCTGTTGACCTATGCGCCCGATGTTTATCTTTACGGCACACTCATTCACACAGCACCTTATCTAAAAGACGATGCACGAACAACTGTTTGGGCGGCTTTGTATAACGCGGCTGTTAATAATCTAAACAAAGACAGCACTAAAGCTATTTCTGGCGGTTCGGGATTAGCAATCAAAGTAAATTCTTACTAGGACTTAGAAAATGGCAGATTCAACCACACCCGTATATGGCTATGTAAGCCCAGAAGTGGGCGCAAGTGACGATACGTGGGGTTCAAAGCTCAATGCAAACTGGTTAAAAACAGATAATCTGCTAGGTGGCAGCACTCCCGTTACTGGCATTGATATAAACTCAGGCAGTATTGATAACGTGGCTATTGGTGCGGCTACTCCTGCTGGCGGTACGTTTACTGGCCTGGTGGCTGCTACTGTAGACATTAATGGCGGTACAGTAGATGGTGCGCAAATTGGGGCTTCTGCGGCTTCTACAGTAGTTGGAACCACAGTCACGGCTACTAACTTTGTTGGGCCACTTGCAGGCGCAGTCACAGGAAACGTGACGGGTAACACAGCAGGCGTACATACAGGTAACGTGACAGGCAATGTCACAGGCAATGTTACAGCCCAAACAGGCACAAGTGCGTTTAACCATGTGAACATTAGCGGTTCATTAGACATGGACGCTGGTACATCAGCCACAATAACTGGTTTATCTAACCCCGTTCAAAACTCAGATGCAGCGACTAAAGCTTACGTTGACACATCCATAGCTAACGTCATTAATAATGCTCCAGCAGCCTTAGACACGCTTAACGAGCTTGCAGCAGCAATGGGTGATGATGCCTCATTTTCAACTACTGTAACAAACAGCATTGCCACTAAATTGCCTAAGAGCGGTGGTACGATGACGGGCATTTTGGCAATGGGTACAAACAAGATCACGGGTCTTGG